CGATATGGCGGTACTGTCCAACTACCGGAAGAAAGCCCAGTGCTGCCAGCCGTTACTTTCTTAGTATTGTAAAAGTCCGACATGTTGATCGTGCCAGACGAGAAAACACCTGCCGTTCCGCTGGCCGTTCCGTATAGCTCGCCACGATACGCGCCGAGATTATTACCAAGCGCAAACTCAGTGTTAATATCGTTTATGCTTATCGTGCCGCTAGACGGAAGAGTCATTAGCGCGACTCCAACTTAGCCGACAGTTCTTTGACCGCTTCGATCAAAACGCCAACAAGATTGCCATAGGCCACAGACAGCGTGCCGTCATTGTCTTTGACGAGCTGCGGCAGGACGGCTTGAAGTTCTTGAGCGATAACACCGACACCGGCTTCGCCAGTATCAACGCGATCATAAAAGACGCCGCGCATTTTTTCCACAAGCGCCAAAGCGTTCGGGATAGTCTCGACATTCTTTTTTAACTTGGCGTCAGAATACGCGGTCACATTGGCGGCGGCAGTAAAATTGCCGCTCGTATCCCAGTAGACCTTGGCGGTGCCACCCGAATTTTTCCAGCCAATCTGCGAAGCGTTGCCGTAAAAATACCCGCCCGAAGAGCCAACGGTTATGGCCATTTCGGTCGTGCTGTTCACAATCGACAAATTGCTGGCAAGTGTAGTCAGACCGGATACGTTAAGAGTGCCGGTCACAGATGTATTGCCAGTAATAGTCGCGCCGCCGCCGGACATTATAACGGGGACGGTGAATGTGGCTCCGGTCGAGTTAACAGTCAATCGCGCGGCGGTGTTAGTTTTGACCGTAAAATTACGATCATCATTGACGGAAAAAATAGAGTCCGTTGAATCCGCCGATATAACCGTGCGCGCCGTGCCGCCCGACGTGGAGATCTGGATAGCGCCGCCAGCCACATCTAATGCGTTAGCCGGCGCAGCCGTGCCAATACCCACTTGGCCAGTCGTATCAACAACAAACGGCGACGCGTCAGGGTCAGCCGAGTCTTGAACGCGGATAGCCGCGCCCGCGCCGGTCTGCGTGACTAAAAGCGCCGGGCCAGACGTATTGGCGGAGATCGTTACGTTACTGGAAAAAACCGGAGACAAAGCCGTAGACGGGGCGGCGATGTTGTCGACCGTCCAAATCTCGGTGCCGTCGGCGTCTGTAAGTTTGAATTTATAGTCCGCCGACGACAACCAGATATTAGCCTCGCCACGAGCATCCAAGACAATAGGATTGCTGTTGGCCGTTGCGGCTGTTGAATCCGTATACGTGGCCTGCGGCGTGGTCGTGCCAGCGGCGTAAGTATAGAGAAAACCGCCCGCCAACGGGACGCCGGCAGCGTCGATAAACTGGGCTTTAGCTGTGGGGGTTACGACGGCCATTTATCCACCTACAATACTGGTAACGGTCAAAATGACCGAAGGAATGGCGGGGATATGCCCCGATGCAGTAGCAGCTAATATTGAGACGTTTGTATTCGTCGTCTGCCAATATAGCTCGAAATAGTCGCCTGCGGTTAGACTTACCACAAAATTCCATGACGCGACATAGGCGTTACTGGCGCCGGCCAGAGTGATTTTCGTAGCGGAATCCGGCACATTCACGCCGTTTACGCTCAGCCATACGTGAACGTCTTTAGAGCTGGCGTTGGCGCTGATGAACTGCGCCGAAAACTGTATGTTATATGTGCCTGTATTGTCTACATAAACACGCGAGTTTGGCGTGCCTACATACACCCCATATTGCAGCGGCCCGCCGTTGATCTTACTGGCCACGCTATTCAGCTTCATGGCGTAGGCTGTATTAGCCGCCGCCGCTGTCTGCGTAGTCGTGTCGTAATAAGACCCATACCGCCGGCCATTCTCGACCGACACATACATATTATAAAACCAGCGATACCATTCGCGGGTCACGTAATCCGTGAGTCTGTCCCATATTGGAACACGCGCCGCCGGTATCTGCGTGTTATTGTCAGGCATTGGTCGGGCTCACATGGAGTTCCGCGCCCATAATAGCGATTTGCACGGGATCAGTGCCTGCGATTTCATACACCCGATCGCGCAGTTTCTGCGTCATGCCGAGGCGACGCCAGATTGTGCGGTAGCCGGTCTGACCGATCTTACCCATAGACTTCCAATGCTCGTTCGACCATGTATGGCCGCCGTCATCAGACCAGCGCAGCATGACCTGAGGGTTAGCGCCGATTGTGATGTTATATTGAGCGTAATCGCGGATCTTTAATGCAGAGCCGGCACGGTCAAGAATATAGTCGTGGTTACGGTCATAGATATAAATGATCTCGTTAACTTCTTCCTGACTATAGCCAGGAAGACCCACGCCAGCTTGGCAGTCTAATTGAAGACTATGCTGCGCAGAGCGGTTAAGATCGTTCTGTCCGGTCGGCAACGCGCGCCACGACCGCAGCCATTTTTGCGTCGTGCCAGCCTCAGAATAAACTGTCGGGTCGTAAGCAAAAATCTCGCCCGTGCGGTAGTCGCCGACGACAATTTCATTGTTGAAATTCATCTGGCAGTTGCCGCGAGTGCGGGTAAAATCGTTATTCTCCCAGCCGGCGCGTTCATGCCATGCGCCAGTCGCCACGTCGTAAACCCACGTCGTATTAGCGGTTGGGAAATTCAGCACATAGAAGCTATGGCCGTCTTGCTGATAGGTATAGGCCACGGCGTCGGAAAGCGTCGAGTATTGCTGAATCTGCCACTCAACAGCGTGCGTCGATATACGTTCGCCAGAATAGCCTTTCGAGCGATAAACGATACCATTACCGCGAGCATCAGCGCCCAGCCAAAACAAGCCATTATCCAGCTTGGCCACGGAATACGCCGCCAAGCAACCGATTTCGTTAAACGCGCCTTGGATACGCGCTAACGGAAAATCCGGCGTTCCGGCGTCATACCAAACCTCAACTGAGTTCTGACCAAATAGCCAGACTTCACGATGGTCGACAATTAGCGTGACAAGATTGTCGGGCGAACCTTCTGCGCTGGCAAAGTATAGCGGGTCAATCGTCGTGCCAGTCGAATCCATAACCCAAAAGATCTGACTATCGGGCTGATTAAATACAAACCAGCCGTCAAGAAAGCCGCAGCCAACAGCGCCGGCAAAAGGCGACGTAAGTTGAGTCAGGAAAGGCGAAAAGGTCAGCGTGACGCCAGAATTGGTCGCGGTCGCCGCGACCGATAGCACAAAAGTCGTGCTATTAGTGATACTTGCAACTGTTGCGCCTACCGGAATACCTGTGCCAGACACGGGCTGGCCGACATACACATACGCTGTATCGCCGCCTGATACGGTCGTGCTGGTATTCGTAGTATTAAACGCAAGTTCCTTATAGGTGCTATTGTATATGTAACCGTTTGATCCAGCGGCAATGAACATTTGCCGGCCATTATCGGTCATCGTGACCTGATCGGTTCCAGCGATTGCCCCAATCGCGGTATAGTTCCAGTCCGAATCCAAACGATACAACGTAGTAGCCGATACAGCATAGCCGTATGTGGTCGTTGCAGATTCGCCGGAAGCCGGATCAACAGTATCGCTTGTAAATGTCCATAGCCCGCGAACCGGGCCAGCGCCTAGCGTCTGAAGATACCGAAGCCCTGGCGCACGCTGTAGCCACGCGGCCTGCTTACCGCCTTCAGGCACAACTTCAGGAAAAAGATTTACACATCTATTATCAGCGGCGTTTGGCGAACGAGTAACATAAGAGCTGCCTAAAATAGGTGTTTGCATTATCTAGCTCCTATGGTAAAAGCTAGTTCATGATTACGGCTGACCATATCCGCGCTGTTCTTAACTATGATCTTTTGACCGGCATTTTCACTTGGAAAACGCATAAGTATAGGCATGATCTTATAGGAAAGAAAGCGGGCAGCCCTACAAATACGGGTTATTGGGCTATCTCTATAGATAATAAAAAAAGATTGGCGCATAGACTTGCTTGGCTGTATGTGACCGGCGAGTGGCCTATCGAACACATAGATCATAAAGACGGAAACAAGCAAAATAATTCTTTTGCTAATTTGCGTGCAGTATCGCGATTTGAAAATCTTCAAAATATGCGCGAGCCAACAAAAGCGAATAAATCGAATTTTCTTGGTGTATCGGCGCATCAAGGAAAATGGAGGGCACAGATATGTGTTAATGGCAAACGAATCCGCAAAAGTGGATTTGACACACCTAAAGAGGCGCATGAAATGTATTTGACTTTGAAACGAATTTATCATACTACATGCACCATATAAAACCCTTTAGAATCAATAATTTCCAGCAAAAATCGAATACCGCTGTCTTGTCGCAATAAGAGAGTACGGCATACTCATCACGTCGTCAGGGTTATTGATGCGCTTCAGGTCGCGCTTGCTATACATGGCGATGCGCTGCACCTGCGCGGACGGCTCAATGCCGAACTCCGGCGCGAGTTCGCAGGCTAGATTGTAGCGGAACGCACGAAGATAACCGGGCGGGAAAGTCAGCGCTGTCGCCAAATTCGCCGGGTTAGATAACTTCTCAACCGACACAAAATGCCATTCCAGAAGCCGCAGCGGCACTGGGTAAATGACCATTTCAATGTTGGGGTAGGTCATATTGACCCACATGACCTGCGGGTATGTCGACGTGACAGTCTTGACGGCAATACCGTCGTATTGCTGCTGGTTAATTAATTTTATGCCGTAAGACACATTGGTCTGCGGATCACGGAAATAAGTCGCGTCATCTAACAGAACAGGGCGGTCGCCTACAAAATCACCCGTCGGGCCAAGCGAACGACTACGTTCGCCGGCGGGCCAAAGAAACGTCTGATCCTGCGTTGAAAAGACTGACAGGCGTTCCGTGTTCCACGAGTCGATCATCTGGTTCAACGCCGTCAGCGCGTCGTTCGCTGTCTCTGACGAGGGCGTTTCGCCTTCCGCGAGAACGCCCAGAAGTCTCAGGGCTCCGCAGATCTGATCGTAAGCCGTCGTCGTCATTCGGGTCGAACCTTTCCCAGCCGTTCTCTATGTCGGCTTCGGCCTCTAAGTCCATTGTAGCGACTTTAACGCCATGAACCTCATGGCGCAAATAAATAACAGCCATTTTTCACCTATGGTAAGGGCCAGGCGGGCCGTAGCCCGCCCGTAGGATTAGATTAGGTCGGGGCCTGCCACTTGGAGCCGTCCGAGATAAAGATCTTACCCGTACCAGTCGCATTGGTCGTCGTGGCGATAGAGCCTTTAGGGGCGCTCGTCGTCGTGGAGTTGGCGGTAATCGCGCCGGTCAGGAAATACAGACCAGCCGTCGCGTTAGCGACAACCGCATCCGTAGTCGCCGTCGACGTGAACGTGCCAGAAACAGTCGCCGTCGTCAGAGCCGCACCAGAGATGGTGCCGCCGCTGATGGCCGCGCCCGTAATGGTCGTGCCAGCAACGAGTTCCGGGTCAGAGTAGGCAACGCCAACCGATTTGCTATTAGGCATGGTTGTCGCTCCTATCAGCTAACCGCAGCGTACTGCCACTTGGTGCCGTCCGAGTAGAAGATCTTGCCGACGCCCGTAGCGTTCGTCGTCAGACCAATCGAACCTTTGACCGCAGAGGTCGTGGTCGAGTTGGCCGTGATCGCCGTGTCGACAAAATAGATACCCGCGC